CAGACGTGGATGATGGAGGCCAGCGAAATCCCGGCGGACGTCGAAACCATCGTCCGTCTCTCGCAGCCATACATCAGCCTGAAGCTGCGCGCCCGCGAGATGATCGTCGTTGCCGACATCTCCGTCGACGACGGGGAGATCGTCATCCCGGCCGACTTCGTCGCCGTTCGCCGCGTCGTCTACAAGGACGGCAGCACCCGCCGGGTGTTGAAGCCGACCACCATGGAGAAGGCGGACGAGTTGTACTCGACCCGTCCGAGCGGCATCCCGGTCCACTTCGCCGTGGTCGGCAGCAAGATGCGCCTCTACCCGACGCCGGCCGATCTCTCCGAAGTCGAGCTGACCTACTACCAGATGCTCGAAACTTTCACGGAAGATGAGGACGCCGACTGGCTGCTGACGAAGTACCCGAACATCTACCTGCACTGCGGCCTGATGTATGCGGCGGAGCTGCTGAAGGAGGATGATGAGGCGAAGAAGCAGGCCGGCATTGCCGACACCTTCATCGCCATGGTCAGCGCTCAGGACGAGCAGGCCGACCTCATCCTGAGCGAGTTCATAGCGGAAACCTCGCCGGAGTGGGACTGATGACGCTGCAGCCGGTCCCGGTCAAGTTCGCCCCATATGCCCCGGATGCAAGCGCCTACAATCCGAACGTCTCGGACTATGTGAGCAACGTCATCCCGCAGGCGGACGGCTACGGCTCCTTCCCCAGCTGGTCGAGCTTCGGCACCGGCCTCGGCGCGCGCTGCCGTGGAGGCATCACGGTGCGCAAAGGGGATGGCTCGACGGCGATCTACGCCGGGACGGCGACCGGCCTCTACCGCTTCTCCTCCGCCACCAACAGCTGGTCGAGCGTCACCCGCTCCTCCGGCGGCAACTATGCCGTACCTGACACGGTCGACTGGAGCTTCGCACTCTTCGGCAACAAGCTGGTTGCCACCAACGGCTTTGACGACAACCAGTACATCGACATCGACGCCGGCAGCAACTTCGCCGCCCTCGCCGGCTCGCCGAAGGCCTTCACATGCGCCACTGTCGGAGACTTCCTCGTCCTCGGCAGGCTGACGGCGTCGCCGAAGTCCTACGCATGGTCGGGCGTCAACGACCTCACCAAGTGGACGCCGGGCTACAACGGCAGCGACCAGCAGGAGGCACCGAGCGGCGGTCTGGTGCGCAACATCATCCCGCTCAACCGCGACTTCGTCGTCGCCCTCGACGACATCATGCTGCATGCGCAGCGCGTCGGCGGCAACGCAGTGTTTCGCGTCACCCCGGTGGCCGCCAACATCGGCTGCTATGCGCCCTGCTCCGTCGTCCCGGTGCGCGACACCTTCTTCTGGTTCGGGCCGGGCGGCTTCTATGAGGGGCTGGCGGCAAATCCGATCGGCTTCGAGAAGGTCGACCGCACGGTGCGCAAGCTCGCCGACCAAGAGAAGCTGCGCGAGATACGCGGCAGCTACGATCCCGACCGCAACATTATCTGGTGGATCATCCCGAAGGTCGGCGGCACCAGCTTCATGCTCGGCTACAACTGGGCCCTGAAGGAGTGGACGAGAGTCGACATCGACATCGATCTCGTCTTCCCGGCGATCTCCCCCGGCTACACCATCGGCGATCTGGCGACGCTCGGCTACACGATGGACGGGCTACCCTATCCGTTCGACAGCTCCTTCTGGACTGGCAACGGCATTCGCCTGCTGGCCGGCTTCGACGTCTCCGGCAACTTCGGCTGGTTTCAGGCGACGCCGCCGGCTGCCCGACTGGAGACCACCGACCTCACCTTCAGCGAGGAGGGCGCATCCTTCAGCAACCGCTTCCGCCTGCTCGGCGACGTCTCCGCGGGCGCGCTGACCGCAGCGGTTGCGGTGCGCCGCCACCTCGGCGCGGAGCAGGTCTGGTCGAGCTCCGTCCTCGCCCTCACCACGACGGGTGTCTTTTGGAAGAAGGCGCGCGGCCACACGCATCGCTTCCGCATCGACGTCGCGGCGAGCAACTGGACGAAGATCACCGGCCTGACGGCTTGGATGCGCAAGGCGGGGAAGCTGTAGCATGTACGAACGTCTCAAAGAGCTTCTTAATTACGATCCTGACACCGGGGTGTTTACCTATCGCCAGAAGTGCGGCAAGAAGCGCGCTGGTGATGTGGCTGGCACCATCAATGACAAGGGCTATACGGTCATCACGATTGACTACAGGATATACCCTGCCCACAGGCTGGCGTGGCTCTACGTTCATGGCGAGTGGCCGAAGCAGCAGGTCGACCATATCAACCGCATTCGCAACGACAACCGCATCGCCAGCCTGCGCGATGTCAATCAGTCGGAGAACATCCTCAACGCCTCAATGCTGTCGAACAACAAGTCAGGCCATAAGGGCGTCTACTTCTGCAACACAAGGAAGAAGTGGGTTGCCCAGTACAAGCGAACATGCATCGGCGCATTCACTGAGATTGATCACGCCGTGAAGGCGCGTCAGGAATACGAGGGGAGGGCCTAGCCATTTTTGACTGGTATGACGACTATCGCTACAGGCTGCCGGGCTACTCCATGGGGAACCTCGACGCTTTCGGCCGCCTGAGGGTTTCCGACCCGCAGACGCTGTTCGACTACCAGTCGCAGTATGATGACGGCTCGCTGCTGTGGGAGAGCGTGCTGACCGGCTCCGGCACGGCGACGCACTCGGCCAACACCGCCTCCGTCTCCCTCGCCGTCACCGCCGCATCCGGCGACAAGGTGGTGCGGCAGACGCGCGAGTATCATCGCTACCAACCGGGCAAGAGCCAGCTGGTGCTGGCGACCTTCGTGGCGGCGACGCCGAAGACGAACCTGCGCCAGCGCCTTGGCTACTTCGACGCCAATGACGGCATCTTCCTGCAGACCAGCAGCACTACGATCTCGATCGTCCGTCGCACCTCCACCTCCGGCTCTCCGGTCGACACCACCGTCAATCAGGCTGATTGGAACATTGACAAGTTCGACGGCACCGGGCCGTCGCGCATGACGCTCGACGTCACCAAGGGCAACATTCTCTTCATCGACATGGAATGGCTCGGCGTCGGCCGGGTGCGTGCCGGCTTCGTCACCCCGGATGGGCGCTTCTGCGTCGCGCATGAGTTCCAGAACGCCAACGCCTTGACTGCCGTCTACATGAAGACGGCGAACCTGCCGGTGCGCTACGAGATCGAGAACCTTGGCACGACTTCCGGCTCCTCGACGCTGGAGGCGATCTGCACCTCGGTGATCTCCGAGGGTGGCTTCGAGGACAATCGAGGCCTGCCGTTCTCGACCAGCTCCGGCACCACGGTGAAGTCCGTCACTACGGAGGTGCCGATCCTCTCTATCCGCCCGAAGGCGACCTTCAACTCGATCGTCAATCGCGGCCAGATCATTCCGCAGCAGGTCAGCTCCTACGTCGATACGACCGGCGCTCGCTTCCGCCTGATCTACAATCCGACGCTGACCGGCGCAGCATTCGGTTCCGTTGACAACAGCTCCATCGTCGAGGTCGACACCACCGCCTCGGCATTTTCTGCCGGCCTGCCGGTGGCGGCTTGGTACCAGCCGGCATCCGCCAGCGGAACATATTCGGCGCAGCTCAACGAGGTGCTGTCGCGGCTGCCTCTCAGTCTCAACATCTCCGGCGCGAACCCGATCGTGCTGACACTTGCCGCAGCCCGTATCGGCGGCACCGGCACCTGCAACGTGCTGGCGTCGATAAACTGGAAGGAGCTGCGCTGATGCCTGCGATGTTCAACGCCAGAGGCAACCGCCAGACCTATCCGAGCAAGCCGTCCGGAACTAGCGCGGTGACAATTTACACCTGCGCCAATGTGCGCAGCTCGACGCTGGAGGCGATCAACATCGCCACGAAGCAGGCGGTGATCGTCTCGGTGATCGTGAACGACGGCACTACCGATTACGACCTGTTCCCGGCAGTCTCCCTCCCGGCCAACATCCAGCTGCTGCACCACTTCGGCAACGTCGTCCTGCTGAAGGGGTGGTCGGTCAAGGTGCAGACCAGCGTCGCCAGTCAGGTCAGCTTCGTGCTGACGGTGGCTGAGGAGTTCAACAACGACGAGGAAGTCCTGTGATCAGTCTCATCGCACAGCCCTTCATCGACCTCGTCTTTCCGAAGGTGGCCGGCTGGCTCGACAAGGCGCTCGGCAAGCACTCCAACATGACGGTGACGCGCCTTTACGAGATGTGCCGCACCGGCGGAGGCCTTCTGTTCGTCGACGTGCCGGAGGAGCCGCAGAACGCCCTCGTCTGCCAGTTTGACGAGCATCGCGGCAAGCGCGTGCTGGTAGTGCTGGCGATGGGCGGAAAAGGCGGGCAGAATTGGAACAAGCTGTTCGACGAGGTCTGCAGCTGGGCCAAGGCCTTCGGGGCGAGTGAGGTTATCTTCGAGGGCCGCTTCGGATGGCAGCGCGTGCTGCCGAAGGTGAAGCCGGTCAAGCAGACATACGTGATGGAATTGTGAGGCGACCATGGGAACGACCACAACGCAAACCTCGACCGGCTCCAGCTCCTCCGAGCCGTGGAAGCCGATGCAGCCCTTCCTGAAAAACTCGGCGACGGAGGCGGACAGCCTGTTCAACGCCGGGGTCGGCTCGCAGGTCTACACCGGCTCGCTGGCGACGCCGTTCGCTAACCAGACGACGCAGGGCATGGGTCTGATCGAGGACTTCATCAAGGGTCCGGGCGGCACTTGGATGCAGAAGCCGATACAGGAAAGCGCCGGGATGATGGACATCCTCTCGCCGATCGCGCGCGGGGACTTCTCCAACGACACCACCTTCAAGAACACCCTCGGCGCGGCGCAGGATGATGCGGCGACGCAGGTCAATCTGGCGATGTCCGACATGGGTCGCTACGGCTCCGGCGTCCATCAGGGGACCATGGCGCGCACCATCGGCGACGTGACCAATGATGCGATGCTGAAGCGTCAGGCGTGGGCATCGGACCAGCTGCGTGGCTACGGCAACGACATGGCCGGAAACTTCGCCAGCGCCATGGCTCCCGGCGGCGCGCTGATGCAGATCGGTGGCAATTACGAGCAGCTGATGGCGAACCAGATTGCCGACCAGCTGCGCATTTTCAACGAGCAGCAGAACAAGCCGTGGGAGGCTCTGGCGCGCTACAATGCCATTGTCTCCGGAGCCGGCCAGCTCGGATCGTCCTCGACCAGCAAGGCGACGACACCGAGCTCGCAGCCGAGCATCGGCCAGCAGCTCCTCGGCTTCGGCCTGAGCGCACTTGGAGGCTAACATGGGTCTGTCAGACATATTCGGCACGCAGCAACCACAGCCGACCAGCACGGACAGCTCGAACACGAAGCTGGCCGAGTTCTTCAAGGCGAAGACGAAGTCCTACAATCCGGACGCCCCCGTTTACGGCGCAATGCCGCAGATGGTGGCGATGCCTGCCTTCATGCCCGGCCAGCAGCAGGGCTTGGTGCAGCAGCTCGCCGCCGGCTATGGCGGTGCTCCGGCCGAATACATGGCGCAGATGAACAGCGTCTACGCGCCGATGATGACGACGCGCCTGCGTGAGCCGATCACCGCGACGGCGCGCGCTTGGGGCCTCAAGCCGACCGGCGCAGCTGGCGGCTGGGAGGCTGCCGGCAAGAAGGGCAAGGACTTCAACAAGGCTGGCTACCAGCAATGGGGTATGGCAACTGGTTCGCCCTTCCTCAACGCCCTCTTCGGCCTGAAGCCGGGCTTCCCCGAAACCACGCCGGAGGAGCCGGTGCAGCCGTCGACGAAGACGAGCTCCAGCTCCAGCTCCAGCTCGTCGAGCTATCCCGTCATTCGCTCCGGAGGTATCTGGTGATGGCCACATTCGATCCGGCTCCGCCGCTTCTCGACCACAACCTGTACCGCTACCAGATGAGCGGTGGCCCCTCCTATGTCGGGCAGGACAATCCGCAGGTGCAGCAGCAGACCGATCCGCTCGCGGCAATCTTCGGGCTGCGTCATCGGCTGCCCAGCGTTGCGCCGCTTGGCGGCCCGCAGTCGACTGCGGCCATCCCTCTCGGCCAGACGGCCGACGAGCTGACGGCGCAGGGTTTCCGCACCGGCGACTTTCCGCCGCCCGGTGCCAATCGCGGCGAGCCAACGCCTGCAGGCCCTCCCGGCTTCGACCAGAACCGCTTCGACGGCGCATGGCAGGGCATGGATGTCAGCGGCTCCACCTTCGATCCGGAGGCTGCCGCCATGCCGATGGATGCCGCTCCACCCGCGGCTGCGGCGGAGCCTTCCCTGCGCGAGCGCCTCGCCCCGATCCTCAACGGTCTCGGAGCCGGTGTCGCGGCGAACAACATGGCGGCCGGCATCCCGGTGATGAATTACCGTCGCGACGTAGCTGCGCAGCGCAAGCGCTACGACGACGCTGTCGCCTACAAGCGTCAGCAGGATGAGCAGGCGCTGGCCCTTGATCGGCAGAAGAGAAACGCAACGGTCGGTTTCCTCGCCAAGCAGTTCGGCGAGGATGACCCGCGCGTGCAGCTCGCTCGCCAGAACCCGGATGCGGTCGCCTTTTTGCTGCCCAATCTGAAGGAGATCGGCTCGGTCCGCACCGAGTACCTCAACTCGCCCATCGTCAAGGAATACGACATCATCGACATGCAGTATGCGAACGTCCTCGACGCCGCCGCATCGGCAAAGACCGACAAGACCGGGATGTCGGCGATCAAGCTGGTTTACTCCTACATGAAGATGCTCGATCCCAACTCGGCGATCCGCGAGAACGAAGTCGCGATGCCGAACAATGTCGGCAACGTCCCCGACCGCGTCTGGAACCTCTACAACCGGATGATGAAGGGCAAGCAGTACGATGCGAACAAGGTGCTCGGCTTCGTCAGAGAGGCGGCTGACATCCACGCTCGCTCGACCATCAGGCTGGTCCGCCACAACCAGTACTATCAGGGCATCCGCGACAGCGCCCAGATGGACCCGCGCCTGTTCCCGCTGCGCCAGCCCAGCCGCTACCCTGAGCCGGAGAAGCCGCAGATGACGCCCTCCCCGCTTCCGGGGCCGCGTCTGGTTCCGGGCGACCCCGGCGCGCCCATCCCGACGCAGAACCCAGACGTCACGATCACACCGGGTAGGCACTGATGGGAACGTACTACTTCACCCGAAACGGACAGGAATATACCGTCACTGGTCCGGATCACGACACCGCGTGGGCGGAGTTCGATCGCGCCGTTCCGGTCACCGACGAGGTTGACACGGTCGGCGAGTACGCCAAGGACGTGGGCAACTCCGTCGCTGCCGGTGTTGCGCAGGGGGCTTCGGAACTGCTCGGTCTGCCGGGGACAATGTATGACGCCTTGCAGCAAGGCATCGGCTGGGTCGGCAACAAGGCCTACAAGGCGGTCACCGGCGAGGAGCCGACGCGCGACGGGACCGAGGGTTTCATCGAGCGCATGGTCGCACCGAACGAACAGGGCCGCTACGGCGACGAGAACCCGGTCACCGGCAACAAGATCAGGAACATGGTCGCCGACCTGTCTCACGGCAGGTCCGAATACGTGCCGCAGACGGTGGCTGGCGAGTACAGCCGCACCGTCGGCCGCTACGCCCCTGGCACGATTCTCTTCGGCGGCGCGAACCCGCGCAACCTGCTACAGTACGGCCTCGCCCCGGCGCTGGCGGAGGAGACTGCCGGGCAGGCAACGAAGGGCAGCAAGTGGGAGCCGACGGTGCGCATCGGCGCATCCTTCCTTGCCCCCTTCGCCGTCGAAGGAACGATCAACAAGCTGGTGACGCCGAACGTCGCGCGGCCTGACCCGGTGCGTGCGCGCCACCTGCGCACCATGGACGATGAGGGCGTCGAGCTGACTGCCGGCCAGCGCCTCAACAGCAAGAACCTGCGCCGCAAGGAGGCGATGCGCAGCTTCGGGGCCGCCGAGGATTTCGACTTCGCCCAGAAGGGCCAGTACACCAATGCGATCATGCGCCGCATCGGCGAGGACGTCGATCAGGTCGACGAGCGCGTCCTCAACCGCGCCGCCCGCCGCCTGTCGGAAGGTTTCCAACGCACCCTCGCCGGCACGACGCTGATGCCAGATCGCGCTCTCTCCGATGACCTGCGCGGCATCTGGGGGCGCTACAACGAGCAGGTCATGGCTGGCGACCGCACCAACGACCTGCGCCGTCTGCTGACCGATGTCACCACCGAGGTGCAGCGCAACGGCAGCATGACCGGCGAATACTATCAGGCGCTGCGCTCCAAGGCGGTCGAAGGCATCATGCGCAACCGCGCCGCCGGGGGTGCTGGCCGCGTCAATGCGGAAAGCCTCAGCGACTTTGTAGACGCGCTAGATGACGCCTTCGAGCGATCGATGATGATGCAGAACAACCCGCGGGCTGCGGTCGAGCTGCGCCGGCTGCGCCGGTCCTGGCGCGACATGCAGACAGTCACCCGTGCCGCCGGTGGACGCGGCGAGGGCGGGGCGCTGGCCTCCGGTCATATCTCCCCGGCAAAGCTGCGCGAGGCGGTAGAGGCTGACACCCCCGGCGGCAGGAAGAATTTCGCCCGCCGCGGCGGCGGCCGCTTCCGCGATCTCGCCATTGCCGGTGAGGCGACGATGACGCCGCTTCAGTCCTCCAGCACCTCCGAGCGCGGCGTTGCATCTCGGATATTCCGCCCTGAGGCCGGGGTGGGCTCGGCTGCTGGCGGCTATCTCGGCAGCTTCCTCGGCCCGATGGGCGCGGCTGGCGGCGCAGCCCTTGGCGGCTTGCTTGGCAATGCCGCTTCGCCGATGGTCGGTGAGGCGATGCTGTCGCGCGCCGGGCGTCACTATCTGGCCAACCAGCTGGTCCCGCGCCAGTCTGTCAGCCAGATTGCAGAGCAAGGCCTCATCCCGTCGCTGATTGCGGCGCAGCGTCAAGAGGTCGAGAGGAATAGGAAACGGTAATGGCCAGCAAGGCGGTCATCGACGTCATTCTGGGTGAGGCCGTCGCAGGCGACTGGGACGATATGCTCGCCATCGCCTCGACCATGGTCAACCGCGCCGCGCGTGCCGGTGTAGAGCTGGAGCAGGTGCTGCCCGGCTACAACGCCACCAAGCCGTCGAAGGGGACCGAGAAGTACCGCGAGATGGCGGAGCGGGCGCTGGCGCAGGCGATGGTGCAGCCGTCGACCACGGCGACGCACTACTACAACCCGGAAAAGGTTTCCCGGCCCGGCTGGGCGCGCGCTGGCGTCTTCGATCCGGCAATGCAGACGGCCGGCCACCACTACTTCACCGCCCCGGAGGGCGACGTCGCGCGCACGCACAAGGGCCTGACCAAGCTAGGCCCGATCCAGCAGGCGGCGCAGCAGCCGACCTTCCTCGGCTCCGACGTCGACATGGCGCAGCGCCTGATCAGCGCTGTCTCGACCTATCTCGGCGATATGCCGTCGATGCAGAACGGCGCATTCTTCCCGGAAACGCAGCAGAGGCAGCCCGACCCGGTCGCCCCCGCACCGGGTGAGTTTGTCTCGCAGGCGCTGTCTGGGTCGAAACTGGACGCGCGTGCCGTGACCCGCGACAAGCTCTCGCGTGCCGATCGGCGCAGCACCCCCGGCAGTCGCAACATCTCCCTCGACTTCAACGCCAATATGAAACAAGTCGGGGTGATGACCATCATCCCCGATGACGCAACACCGCAGGAGCGCGCCGCAGCCGAGGCCTACAATCAGGGCGTCGTCGACTTCATGGCGGCAAACGGCTACCCGAATTACCCGAACAACGGCGTAAAGACGACAACCGAGAACGGCCGGGGCAAGAAGGGATACTTCCACACCGAGCCGTTCTTTGCCAGCGACAAGCTTGCCGCCGAGATCATGGCGCGCAACCCGGACGGCTACGCGCAGGTCGTCTCTCAGACCCTCGGCCAGATCGACGGCGCGCGCTTCATCGCCCCGCACGAGCAGATGGATCAAGGTATTGTATCCACCCACCTCGGCGAGGGTAAAATATCCGAAACGCGCTTTGCGACCGAGACGCTGATCCCGGCCCTGCAGCGTGCCGGCGCAAACGTGCCTGAGGCAAAGATCACCGACGTGCCGCCGGCCGAGGACCGCGTCACCCGCGAGCCGAACAACCTGACCAACCGGATCAACAGCATCTTTGCCGCGAGGCCGGATTACCCCTCCGGCATGCCCGCCTACGAGCCCGGCTTCGAGACTGGCCCGGAATTTGACACGCCTGTCGCCGCCCCTGTGGGCAAGGTTGAGCGCGGACCCGTTTCCCGGCCCTCTGTACTGTCCTACGACAAACGCTTCTCACCGGGCTTCCCTGTGGGCTCTATGCCCGGCTTCGACCCGGCCCGCTTCGAGCAGGACATCTCCGCAATGCTCGATCTGGGTGCTGAAACCGATCCGTCGCGCTACGGCATGGCGATGCAGCCGCCAGCAATATCGCCCAGCCTGACTGCGCCGCAGACGACGGTGGCCGGAGACCCTCGCACGCAGATGCAGCCGGGCGGCATCCAGCGCTTCTCCAGCAACATGGCTCCGACGCCGCGTCCGGAATACGCCCCCGACACCGTCAACCTGCCCGACAACTGGTACGCCGAGCGCGTGCCGTTCAACGCCATGCCGGGCGAGCAGTTCTCCGCCATGGACATCATCGCGCACGGCAAGCAGGTGCGCGACATGGTCGCCAATGCGCCGCCAGACCCGGCAGACCTCCCGGCCCCACCCGCAACCGTCTCTACGGCGGAGCCGCAGGCGCAGCCCGACTGGTCGCGTCAGACCGGCCTTGACGAGCGCATGGGCAACGCCGGGTGGAGCCTCTACAACAATGTGCCGCTCGGCTCCTACGTCGACACGCAGGACCGCCTGCAGGCGCAAGCCCGCGACCGTGACCTTGCCCGAACCGTCTCCTCCATCATCGGAGAGGATGCTCGCCGCACATCCGTCTATACGGCTCCTCAGGAAGCCGTCTCCACGCGCTCGATCGAGCCCCCGCGGGCACAGATGCAGGCTCCGGCTCCGCACGCCTACACGCCCTCCCAGCAGGTTTCCTTCAATCGGCCGCCGACCAGCGTCGGCACGCAGCGTCAGGCTCCCGCCCCGCCCGTCCCGGCTCCCTCGATTGCCTCGCAGGGCGTCGACGGCCTTGCGCTGAGCGACGCCTACAACGCCGCCGACATCTCCAGCGCCGATCCGTTCGGCAATCTCGGCCAGCGCGTCGGTGACGCCCTCGGCCTGTCGACGCTCGATAGCCGCAGCGAGATCATCCCCGGCGGCCAGTTCGCAACGCTTCCGGGCCCGGCTCCGCAGGCAAATTTCGGCCAGCCCTCCGGCAACCCGGTGCAGGAGATGGTTACGCGCCAGCGCGCCGCGTCGCCGGCAAACCCGTTCGTGTCCGCTCCGCAGCCGGGCTCGCGCTTCCAGCTCGGCGCTCAGCTGCCGCCCGGAACCGTGGTCAACGGCGGCATCGACCCGAACACCGGCGAGATCGTCGTCGCCTCCACCGGCAATCCGAAGGGCGGACGCGGCAAGGCGGCGCTCGGTGTCATCGGGCGCGGCGCGCTCGGCTTCGCCACCGGCGGCGTGCCGGGCGGCATTCTCGGCCTCATCATGGGGATTGCGCAGAACGCGCTCGGACGCGGCGTCTCCCCGGAGGAGGCGGCAACCGCATTCGGAAACTTCGCCGCAGCCGCACAGGCCAACAATCCATTCTCCGCCACCTGGCCGGGAGGTATGTTCGGCGGCCAGCAGCCGGCAGGCTTCGGCGGCGGCGCTCCCTCGTACAGCATCCAATCGAACGGCAACGGCACATTCAGCTTCGCCCCGGATGGTGGCTCGCTGCCGCCGGGTGCGGCGGCCGCAGGCTGGTCCATGAACAACCCCGAACGCAGCCCGGACGTCGGCTACGGCTCCGGCTACGACCCGACACCGAGCTAAGGAAACACGGACATGGGTTTCTACCAGAACAGCGCCAACCGCGAGAGCAACTCGACCATCAACTCGATCGCGTCGACCGGGTCCGATCCGAGTGGGAATATCGACAATTTGCTGCAGGAGCTCGCCGCGCAGGGTCGCCAGTTCGCCAATGACATCGGCGGTCCTCTTGCCGGCGGTAGCGCCGACGCGCTGACGATCACGCTCTCCTCCGGCAACCTTGCTGCAAACTATGATGGCTTTCTTTGCGGCTTCATCGCTGCCTACGACAACCTGACCGTTACCACGACTGCGCAGATCGCCGGCGGCGCTGCTGCTGCGCAGGTCTACAAGGCTGTCAACGGTGTCCAAACCCAGCTGGCGGCTGGAGATATTCAGGCCGGCAGCTACTACTTCCTGCGCTACCGCCAGAGCTGGGGCGGCTGGCAGCTGGTTGATCTCAACCACCCAGAGGCGAGCGCGATCACTGTCGGCTTCTCCAATCTTGATGCCGCCTTGGTGGTCACCGCCTCGGAGACCATCGCCAGCAACGACAACGACACGACGCTGCCGACCTGCGCGGCGGTGATCGACTACGTCGCCTCGGCCATCTCCGGTCAAGCTCCGACGGCGACCGTGCCGGTCGGGACCGTGTCCGACTATGGTGGCAGCACCGCCCCCACCGGCTGGCTGCTGTGCTACGGGCAGGCGATCAGCCGCACCACCTACGTCTCCCTCTACGCGGTGCTTGGAACCACCTTTGGCTCCGGAGACGGCAGCACCACCTTCAATGTTCCCGACTGCCGTGGCCGCGTTGTTGCCGGCAAGGACAATATGGGCGGCACGTCCGCCAACCGCCTGACCGGCCAGACCGGCGGCATCAACGGTGACAATCTTGGCGCGACCGGCGGAGCTGAAACGCATGCCCTGACGTCGACACAGGTTCCGGCCAACGCTCAGGAAACCGTCGTCGACGGTACCGGCTCGTCCGCCACCATCCCGACCACGGCGCACACCGGGACGGGCGCGGCGCACAACAACATCCAGCCCACCATCATTCTCTCGAAAATCATCTACGCGGGTGTCTGATGGGCGGCTTTCTGAGCAACAGCGCAACGGCGGCATCGAACACCAGCATCGGTAGCATCTCCGTTGCTACCGGAGCGCCGGTCGCCAATCTCGATAATGCGGTGCGCGAGCTCGCCGCGCAGGGAAGGCAGTTCGCCGACGACTTCGGCGGTGCCGGCGCGGTCAGCGGCAGCGCAAACGCGATCGTCTACACCCCCGTCAGCGGCGCACTGACGGCATTCGCAGACAAGGACTTCTTCGTCTTTATCGCCGCCTATACCAACACCGGCGCGGCGACCTTCACGGTAGGCAGCGCGAGCGCCAGCATCAAGAAGAGCCTTGCCGGTGTCGAGACCCAGCTCAGTGCTGGAGACATCGTCGAGGGCGGCCTCTACATGGTCCGCTATCGCTCAAGCTGGGGCGACTTCATGCTGGTCGATCTCAACAGCTCCATCGCCGAACTGCTCGTCATCGGCTTCTCCAACCTCGAAGCCGCCTTGGTGGTGACGGAGGCGGAGGACATCGCCAGCAATGACAACGACACGACCATCCCGACCTCGGCGGCGGTCAAGGACTACGTCGACACCGAGGTGGCGGGCATCGACCCTGCCACCGTCCCGGTCGGCACCATGCTCGACTATGCCGGCTCCAGCGAACCGAGCGGCTGGCTGTTCTGCTACGGTCAGTCCCTCAGCCGCGCCAGCTACTCGGCCCTGTTCACCGCCCTCGGCACCGCCTACGGGGCGGTCGACGGCAGCTCCTTCAGCCTACCGGATTGTCGCGGCCGCATCGTCGCTGGCAAGGACGACATGGGCGGCGTCTCTGCCGATCGCCTGACTGCGCAAAGCGGCGGAGTGAATGGTGACACCCTCGGCGCGACTGGCGGCGAGGAGCGACACGACCTTGCCGGTGCCGGAATGCCGGATAACACCACATCCAGCATTTGGACGAAGAGCAGCGACAACAGCGTCCTTCAGATTGTCAACGACACTGGCCACACCGGCACGGCGAGCGAGCCGCACAATAACGTGCAGCCGAGCATCGTCTTCAACAAGATCATCTATGCGGGGGCCTGACATGAATGACCATCTCGTCCTCCTCTCCGGAGCCCTCTCCAGCATCCTGCCGAGGCGCTACAGGCGCTGGGCGAACCAGCTGGAGAACACGCTGCGCCTGCCGGACAGCGTCGCCGTCTGGAACCTGTCCTCGGACGGCGGCGGCGAGAAGCCGGCGCTGAAGGCAATCCTCGCCGACCATCGCGCCAAGACCCTCGGCAGGCTGGCCTTCGCCGGCCACTCGAATGGCGCGCGCGACATCCTCTTCATGATCGAGACCCTCTACGGCATGGGCATCAAGGTGAGATACGCCGCCTGCCTCGACATGACGCTGGGAGAGTTTGGCTGCGAGGCCTTCGGCAACATCGCCTTCCTCGACGAGTTCCACGCCCGCCTGCAGCGCGTCGACTTCGACGAGAGCTTCAAACCGTCCGCCGCCAATTACAAGCTGTGGGAAATCAACAAGGGTCACGTCGCCATGGCTTCCGACATGCTGGTACAGGGAAGGCTTCGGATGAAGATCGAGGAGGCCTTCCGGTGAGGTACACCATCAAGGAAATCCAGCAGCGCCTGAACACGCTCGGCTACAGCGCCGGGCCGGTCGACGGCGTCCGCGGCAAGAAGACCATCGCCGCCATCAAGGCCTTCCAGCTCAGGAACAGCTTGCGCGCCGACGGCATCGCCGGCTCCGAGACGCTGGAGGAGATGTTCGGCCATGACGTCAATCCGCAGTCGCCGGATAACTGGCCGTGGCTGACGGAGATGATGCGCGTCTATGGCTATCACGAAGTCTACGACAACGAGGCGTTGTCGCACTGGCTGAAGGGCGGCGGCAAGTATCTCGGTGACCCGAAGCTGCTCCCGTGGTGCGGCGACGCAGTCGAGACGGCCATCCTGCGCTCGCTGCCGAACGAGCCGGTGCCAACTGCGCCGTTCTGGGCCCGCAGCTGGAAAGACTTCGGCATCCACACCGAGCCGCGCGTCGGCGCAATTCTCGTCTTCGGGCGCGGCCCGCGCAGCGGCCACGTCGGCTTCTATGTCGGCGAGACGAAGACCCACTTCGTCGTGCTCGGCGGCAATCAGGAGAACCGGATCAAGAGGAGCCTGATCCGGAAGGACCGCCTCATCGCATCTCGCTGGCCGCGCACCGTAATAGTGCCTGCGAGCAATACCCGCCTTGTGGTAAAAGGCGACAGCATCACCGAAACCCGGAATGAGGAGTAACACCATGATGCAGTATGTGTACAAGATGTGGGGCGCGATGGGTGGCTACCTGATCGGCGCTCTGTTCGCCGGCCTGATCGCCAACGGCATGGCAACCTGCGTCGACCCGGCCAACATGGAAACCTGCACCGTTCTCGGTGTCATCTCGCCAGAGTGGGTGCGCAAGGTGATCGAGGTGCTCTTCGTCGGCCTCGGAGCCTACATCGCACCGCGCAACGTCTATCCGGACGTCGAGGCGAAGCTGAAGGTCGCCGAGACCCTCGCGAGCATCAAGGCACGCAAGTGACGCTCTGGTTGAAAATCGTCGCAGCCCTGTCCTCCTTCATGAACAGGGTTGCGGCCTATCTCGAAGGCCGGGAGCACAAGCGTCTCGGCCAGTTGGAGCAGGAAAATGCGCAGCTCAAGGTGGACCACGATATTTCTGATGCCGTCGATCGGGCTGATCCTGACCGGGTGCCAGATAGCGTCTTCGACGACCCCGCCAACGGCAGCAGCGACGACGTGTAAGGCGCTCCGAAAGGCTGACCCGATCCAGTACCTCAACGCGAACGATCGCCGTCTGGTTCGCGAGGAGTTTTCCGAAGGTGGCAGGGGCGGTCAGAAGATGGCAAGGGCCATCATGGGAGAAATCCGATGCTGAGCGTCGTCACCATCATCCACGCCCTGCGGGCGTTCATCTTCGCCATGCTCGTCGTGGCGATCATCCACATGGTGCTGTGAGAGACATGACGGCTGGGGAAAACGAACCGAGGGCGGCGATACTCGACACCAGACTGTGGTCTGCCGTCATCGGCGTCTGCATGCTGCTGGGCGGCTGGTGGCTGCAGAACCAGTACAACACCCTCCTCGGTTTGCAGGATCAGGTGCGTGAGATGCTCATCTTCGTCGACGGCAAGTACGTCGACAAGGAGCTGCTGCAGGCGATGTCGAAGGAGAGCGAGAAACGCCTCGACCGCATCGACAACAATTTGATCGAGATCAAAAGGCAGATCGACACGCTGGCGCGCAGCTCGGCCGCTCCCCGCTGATCAGCGGCGCGCGCCGGCCGCGTTGCGGTTGACCACCGTCGCGTTCGCCCAGTTGTTCGCCTCGACCGCCTCCTGCGGCGCTACCCAGCTGCGGCGGCCGCCGCGTTCGGCGACGTCCTGCTCGCGCCAGTACATGGTCAGGCGGGTGATCAGCGTCCAGATGCCGAGCAGCTTGGCGACACCGCGCTCGTGGCGGTTGGCCATCATCAGGTCGTAGAGCTGTGCGCCGCGCATCGCCCTGCGGTTATTGAATGCCGCCTTGCAGGCGCTGCTGCAGAAGCGGGCGTCAGGGCGGCTCACATGAGCCTTCCCACCACATTCGCGGCAGGTCACAATGAACTTTCTCGGTTGCATGATGGCGCTCTCCGTTGCGATCCGTCTAGACAGATGTAATGGGAGCGCCACCATAAATCAAGACATCGTGTCCACATTCAGTGGGTGGCCGACCCTTCCCCTCCTTCTCGGCAATCTGAGCCATGACACTCATGGCGCGCTGCCGCTGCATGCCCTCCGCCATGTTTTCGGCCACCAATTCCATAATATCGTCGACGCTGACGCTCGGCGGGACTGAGGCGCATAGCGCCCCGATGACCTGCGCCATAATGGCGACGCCGATGCCGCCGTTGCTCTTCCCGGACAGATCGACAAGCTCATGCTTGCGGCGGTTGATGACCGCGATCACCTCATTGAAAATCGTGTCGAAGGTGTCATAGAGCCTCTGCTCGGCAGCTGAAATTTCCTCAGGCTTCTTCTGCATGTCAATTTTCCAGCTCTTTGAGTTTGCGCTCCATGGCGGCCATCGCCAAATTGATGCTGGCAATCTGCTGCGACAGTTTGTCAAGGCTGGCGCGCAGCGCGAGCACCTCCTCGCGGCGCTTGACTGTGGCGGCATCCAGCTCCGGCCCAAAAAACTCCTCGCGGATTTCCTGCACCCAAGCCCACGGCACCCCAAGGTCTGATCCGACCAGCTTGTCGGTCCAGTTCGCCTTGTAGTAACCGCCCTTGACGTCATAGACGTCCTCGATCTTGGCGTAGATGATGCGCCGGTCCTCGCGGCTCATGACGCGCGGCGGCTCTGCCTTGCTCGGAATGCTGATGCTGGCTGTCATGGGTTCTTTCTCCATTGTTGAAACGATCTCCAGTTTCGGCCTTTCGGGCCGCTGCGCGCATGTCGGGCAAAGGTCTTTGCGAGGTCCGTTGCCGACGTTCCACCCGTGGTTCCTAAAGTACTGCTGCACCGCCTCACGCGGCAGGTTGCGGATGCTCTTCTGAGCCATCTCCCCTATCCGGTGACAGGCGCTGCATTCGATCTCGAAGAAGGTGGTGATTTTCCCCGCCTTGTCCTGCTTGCGCCTCAACTCAAACGATCTGCCTGTCATTTCACACCTTCGTTGGTTATTCGTAGATCGGCTTGCGCCGCATCACCTTCGCGGGTTTTGCCCGCACCTTCTGCACCTTCTGGAAGCCACGAGAGCGGATCAGCCCCTTCGGCTTCACCAACCCCTTGTGCTTCTTCTCCTGCCGCTTCGCCTTGGCGATCTGGGCGACGTCGCGGCTGGTCTTCGCCCCCGGCGCGCGATGGCAGCTGGCGCACAACGCCTGCCCATCGGCAGCAGTCAGGGGCCTGTCCTTCTTCCACTCCGGGACCAGCGCCTCCGGGATGATATGATCCGCCTCCAGCCCCTCGGTCGAACCGCACTTGGCGCACTCCCCCGCCCTCAGGATTTCTCTCCGTACAGACGGGGAAAATTCACGTCTCATTGCTCCGTCCAATCGACACCGCGGGCCGCCCCGTAGGCGTACATTGCCTCGATCATGTCGCTCATCTCGCGCTTGCTCAAGGAGCGCGAGGAGGTGTTCAACATCAAAAATCCGTCGCCCCAGTAATTCGGGGCGACCTTCATGTCGCGGCGCACCGCGGACATCATGATGATCTTCCAGTCCTCGGTGCTGAGCTGCTGCCCGTGCCAGCGCAGCTGCTTCGACAGGTCGGTGAGCATCGCCCACATCTTGTCGTTCTGCTCCAGCGTCCGCTGTGGCCCCTGCATGATGACGCGCCAGCCGTCCGGCAGTCTATCGATGATCTCGATGATCCTGCGCCGGGTGGACGAGTTGACGATCCACGTCTTAGGCATCGTCGTCACCTGTCTCCTGCCCGGCAGGGCGGTCCTTCACCCACTCGGCAAAAAGCTGGTGCAGCGCTTCGCTGTACAGATTGGCGCTGATGCCCTTAATGTCCTTCAGGATGTCAGCCGCAAAAAGCGGTTCATGACTTATCCATTTCTTCAGCTGCTCCAAGCTGGCCGGATCAATGTCCGCCTCGCCGCTGTTCAGGTTGATCCTGAACGAAATCGAAACTTTGCTCATGTCTTTTCTCCGTTGAAAAGATTGGGGCATTCGCGCCCCGGCAAGTTGCCCAACCCTTGGGGGGAAATTACGCAGGGGGCCGGGGATCAAAATTTCCTGTGCAGTTCCATGTGATGCTTCCGGCAGAGCCAGCGCACTTCAAGAGGCTTGCTGTAGTCATCGCGGTGGCCCTCACCCTTGGCCCCGCACACCTCGCATGGCTGGCGTACCAGCTTGCCGTCGCGAATGGCGTTGTTGACGGCGTTCTGGGCCTTGCGCTTGTCAGGATTGTTCCTAGCCCAAGCTGCCGTTGTCGCCGCAATTGCTGCCTTCCGCTCTGACCTGCTATAACGCCGCTTCTCGTAGACCGAGAGCCTCTCCGGGTTGTTGATCCGGTTCTGCCTGACATCGGCCTTTGTGCATTCCATGCATTTCCCCAGATGGCCATCGGCCATCCGGGGGTGCTTGTAGTATTCGCTCAGCGGCTTCTCGATGCCGCACTTGAAGCAAGTCTTCATTCGCTACTGACCCTCCGGTGAACCAAATCACCATACGATGGGTCAGCCTCCATTAAAAGGGATTTCGTCATCCAGCTCATCGCCGCCAGTGTCGCGGCCGCCACGCGAGGCCTGCCGGTAGCCGCCTCCGGAGCCCCGTCCGGAGCCTCCGGCGCGTCCGCGCTGTCCACCACTGGGGCGGCCACCCCGCGCCTCTCCACGGCCTCCGCCGTCCTGCTGTCGGTCAGGATCGTAGGGTTCGCGCAGGTGGACAACTACCTCCAGCTGACCGTTATCATTGAGCTGCCCGGTCGGCAGCGCATCGAAGCGGATCATGAAGCCGTCGCTGTTGCGGTACGGGAATGCGGTTCCGATCTTGGTGAAGGTGGTCTTCTCCTCGCCGTCACGGTTCACGTAGCTGCGGATGACCACCGCGTCGTATCTGTCAGACATTTTCTTCTCCTTGGTTGTTGTTCATGCCACGAGCCACCTCGAAGTCGGTCATGTCCTTGTATGCCGTGTCGAGCTCCCGGCGCAGCTCCGGCCCCCAGTGGGCGGGCCAGCCCTGCACCTTGAAGCGCTCCATCAGCGAGCGCTCGACCGCCTGCAGCTCACCCATCGACTGGGCGTCGCGGATGTCCTGCACCGCCTCGCTCCACGCGTTGGGGTTATCCTTCTTCATGGCGTAGGCGGACCTGCTGCCAACCGCCTTGAAGCCGGTGTCGTTACCATCCCCGTCGACGACGTCCTTCTGCTTGAAGTCGTCAGCCTCCTCCTCGCTATAGACGAGGCCGTGGATGCCGAGCAGCTTGAGGACCACGCGGTCCTTGCTGCGCTTCTCAGCCATTGCTGCCGGGTAGCCGATCTTCGTGTTGTAGGGTGCGCTCTCTCCAGTCGCCCACTCGGTAATGACGTCGTCGCCCTTCCCCATGGTTCCAGACACGATAATGCAGACTGCCTTCTTGACGAGGTCGCACTCCAGTACCTGCGGCGGGCTGAAGGAGATGCCCGCCCTCCCGGCCACCAGCTCTATGGCGCTGTGGTACATGATCCATGTGCGGGTAGTGCGCCCGGTGCGCCTGTCCTTACGGTCCATCGGCCACAGGGCCTCATCCGGGTCCAGATCGTATTTCTTGAGCATGTCCTCGATCAGAGGATCGATCTTTTCAACCATTTCATGTATCTCCGGTGGTTGCGCTTGTGCGCCACAGAATATGGACGCGTCGCCCTGGATGTCAAGTTGACAATGTGGACGGCGCGTCAGTATCTTGTGTGGATACCACGGGAACGTGGTGGACAGTAAAGGAATGCAGAAGATGAAGGCAATCGAGGACAAGTGGGCAGTGGTCCGCAAGACCGCGCTTCGGCTCGGCATCAGGCGCGGCACCGTCTACAAGTGGCACAGCCGCAAGACCATCCCTCACCACCGCCGCCTCGACCTAATTAGGCATAGCGGCGGCCGCCTTTCCATGCGAGACTTCGAGGATGCGAGTGCAGGACAGGAGGACTGAGCTTCTGGAGCTGGAAGCTGATCGGGGGTTTTGGATTTCGGAATACCTGAAGGCGAAAGATGCCGGCGATGAGGTGGCGCTCACCGTCGCGCAGATCATGGGCAGCATCGCCCGTGAGCGCATCAGGCGCATGAAAATAGCGGGAAACTACTGAGCGGGATCATGTACCTGTTGCGCCTATCCTCCTCTCAAGGCGCAGCATGGAGGGTGGCGACCGATCCGGACGATCGCCACCCACTGTAAAAGCTCCGGAGCCCAACGGTGGTTTCCGTTCACCCTCTCACGAACGGAGACTGAAAATGCAGGATACCTTCGCAGAAGACGCCAAGGCGACCGGCATGACTTACCTTCAATACGCCCACTACCGTGCCAAGCAGGCGAGAGCCCGCTGCGGCATCCCCACCGGGAAACATCCGTTTAGACAGGTCGACAAGGAGCCTGTGCGGATGCTTCCGCCTCCCAAGCCTGAGGAGCAGCCTCAGCCGCCGGCAGCGCCCTCTCTGGCGACGAAAAATCTCCCCTCGCTTGAGGAGATTTGCAACGAGATCAGCCGGCTTCAGGAGGAGCTCCGCGAGCTGCGGAAAACCAAGAAGGACAAGGAGCAGCCGCATCACCGGCGGAAAATCTGGGACTTGATGAACCCCGGCCTTGAGCCGAAGACGATGGCGGCGATCATCGAGGAGGTCTGCCGGAAATGGGGTTACACCATAACCGACATGCGCTCCGCGCGCCGCGACAAGCGGATCGTCGTCGCCCGGCACGAGCTCTTCTGGCGCTGCCGGCACGAGACTTACCGCAGCCTCTCCGAGATCGGTCGCTTCCTCAACAAGGATCACACCACCGTCCTGCACGGCATCTCCCGGTACGAGAAGCTGCGCAACGCCATCCGCGATGGCACCTTCGACAACGAGCACGGCTCCGGCGTGCTCAAGGACGTGAAGGGGCTGTTCCTGTGATCACGACCAAGAACCGCCGCATCGCCGCCAAGCTGCTGGGGCTGGCGACGTCTGACAACGACAGGGAGGCGCTCTCCGCCTTCCGTGCCGCAGCAAGGATCGTAAAGGACAACAACATGTCATGGTACGACATGCTGTCCGTCACCGAGAAGGGCGATGATGGAAGGAAGCCGCACAGCGACCTCATCAAGCGCGCGCTTGCGGATGATCCGGGCGTACTGACCGCGTGGGAGAAGGGCTTCCTAAGCAACCTCGCCGCTTGGGACAAGTCACTTTCAGCAAAGCAGAACGAAGTATTGCAGCGACTGGTAAACAAGGTAAATGAAGCTCTTGAAGTAGAGGGGAAGCAATGAGCATCGAGATGATCAGTATTGTGTCGAAGATGGACTTTCCGTCCAGCGGCGCGAAGTTCACAGCCATCGCGCTGGCGAATTACGCAGATGAGGAGGGGAGCTGTTTCCCCTCCATCAAGACGCTGTCGAAGTGGACAGGACAGGGCGACAAGACGATCCGCCGCCACCTTGAGGAGCTGGAGGAGCTGAGCTTCCTGAGCAGGGAGAGGATCAGACGCAAGGACGGCAGTCTGGGCGTCTACCGATATCGGCTGGACCCCCACGGAATGCAACGGAATGAACCAGCGGCCAAAATGACCGATGGTGAACCACCGGCCAAAATGACCACCACCACCGGCCAAAATGACCGCTTGACCACTGGTCAAAATGACCGCGCTGAACCGTCAACTCCTGAACCGTCAACTCCTCCTCCTCACTCGCTGACTTCGTCAGCTCGTTCGTCGGAGGAACACCGTGCGCGCGCGAGGGCTCCGGAGGAGGTCTTGATGCAGGTGCTGGACAGTGAGCACGTCAAGGCGGTGATGGAGCACCGCAAGGCCATCCGGTGCCCGCTGACGCCTCATGGCGCGAAGCTGCTGGCGAAGGAGCTGGCCGAGTGGAGCGACGCCAACGATGCGGCGGACATCATGATCTCCGCGGGCTGGCGAGGCTTCAGGGCGGACTGGGCGCGAAATCGTGTGGACAGAGACAGGTGGCCGCTTGCGCGGCGCTCCGGAGCGGGAGTAAACGGGCAGCGTCGCGGTCTTGCCTCGGTGGCAATGGAGATGCTGACCGGCATGCGGGACCAGCAGTCAACGGAGAAAAGCGATGAAACTCGTATCGACCAATAGCCCGATCAAGGACGTCAAAGACCTCATCCTGCGCCATGGCGACAGCGTCGACGACCTGTGGCAACGCTGGGCGATGAAGGTCGGCCCGGAGCTGGCGTTGAGGGAGCTGATGAAGCTGGCGACGGTCCCTCGCCGCGAGGGAGACGAGATCGACACCAAGGTCTTCCTCGCCACCTACGTCGAGGCGCTGGTCGCCGAGGGTGTCCCCACCTTCGCCATCGGCGCTGCGGTCGGGTGCTTCATCCGGGGCCACGTTCCGGAGCAAACCAAGTTCTTCCCCAGCGTCGCAGAGCTGCTGGCGGAGTGCCGCCGGCAGTTCATCGCCATGGTCAAGATCGCCCCGTCCTTCGATGGCCGGAGCAAGGATCAGCCCCGTGGCGAATGGGGCGGTCGCGGCTGGGAAGGCTTGCCGCAGTGGATGCGGAAGCGGATCATGGACAACCGCGCCGCCTACGAGGAGGCACGCAGGGAAGACCCCAGCCTCACCCGTGTCGCCTTCCTCAAGGGCCTCGTCACGCACGCCTGCGAGACGGCCAGCATGCGCAACTCCTCCAGCGTCGAGCTGCGCCTGCGCCGCTTCGATGAGTTGGCCGCTATTGCTGCTGCCGCCCGCAAGCGCAACGAGGAAAACCAGGAGGCTCGCTACGAGTGCGGGATCGGAATTTGATCTGGATCAACTACATGGTGCGCATCTGGGCGATGTTCGACTATAGCTACGAAGGAGAACCTGCAAATGACTGAAGGTGAATACAGGGTTGGCGTGAGCTTCAATCCGAGCGGCAGCGCCCGCGTGGATGACATCAAAAACCGCGCTGCAGAGCCGATCGATCTGATCGATGAGATCAACAGCGACCGCGTCAGCGACCTCGGTAACGAGCGTGGACGCCTTAAGGCTCTCGCCAAGACGGCAATCGAGGAGGGGGCGATGTGGGCCGTCAAGGCATTCACGAAGGGGCCTCGCGAATGATGAGCGAGAGAGAGCCGGTGCGGATGGGATTATGGCGGGCGTACAGAGAGCATTCTTGAGACGCTCGTTAAAGCTGGCATGGTAGAGCGTCATCCTGATTACCCAGCTGGAGGTTACCAGCTGACTGAGGAGGGGTGGAATGAGGCGCGCAGCAAAGCGTGATGCGGTCGAGGACGAGCTGGTGCTGGCGTTGCGCCAGTGCGGATGCGACGTCTTCCTCACCTCCGTCCCCTTCGACGCCATTGTTGGCTACCGGGGTGTGAACCATCTCGTCGAGTTCAAGAGCGGCAAGGCTGGCCGCTACACCGAAGCGCAGAAGCGCTTCATGGAAAGCTGGCGTGGAGCCAAGGTGATCACGCTGAGATCAACGGAGGATGCAATCAAATGGGTGACCTCTCTCGCCGGCCGGTCATCGGCGACTACCACGTCGTGACGCAGTACGGTATCCGCCTGCTGAAGGAGCTTCCTGAGCACCGCGCCAGCATCATCGCCTACTCGGCGAGGCGTCTAAACGGAGAGCCTGACCTCCGCACCAAGAGCGGCAAGGCGGCCGCAAGGCAGGTGGCTATCATCGAGCGGGCATTGCGCCTGCGCCTGTGGAAAACTCGCCCGAATACGGGCAGGCTGAAGATGCTGCTTGAAATGGCAACGGATGGCGGCTAATCAACAATCGTTGTCCGAGGTCTAGCGCAGGTTGGCTTGTCTCCGTTGGTTGGTCCGCGCTTGCAGCAACAAAAAACCCCCGGTAGCCGCGACTGCCGGGGGTTTTTTCAGTCCCTCTCCATGCCGAGCCGCTTGCGCTCCTCGGTGACGAAGGCTTCCCACCATTCGTCGGTCCTGTCGTCAAGGATGCGCTCAGCCTGCTTCAGGCCGTCGACCCTGCCGATCCAGTACATGAGCAAGAGGCTCGCGCACCATACGGCCGCCCAGATTGCGATTGCGATGAAGGTCATCATTCCGATCCCTTGAAAGTTTGCTTCGGGGTTACGATCTGGCACTGCTCCACCCGGATCACCTCCGGGTGGGTATTGCGGTAGGCCTCGACCGAGGCGCGCGAGAAGTTGACCTTTGCGTAGACCTCGTCTCCATTCGGGAGGCGGATGACCGCCCCCCAGATGATCTGCCTGCCCATCACTCCTCGCCCTCCTCCATCAGGGGGTTGAAGTCGTCGAGCGGGCCGTCGAAGATGGTGGTCTTCACGTCGGCGTAGCCATGCTCGACCATCAGGTGGAAGCTGTCCTCCTTCTGGTTCGGATAGAGGTGGTAGGTGTACTCCTCGCCCTCGTTGCTGGCTCCGGCTCCGGTGATGTAGAGGTCGCCGCAGCGGATCGGCGTCCCGCCTTGGTTTCTTTCGATATAGTAGGCTCCAATCAGTATGACCGCGGCATTGGTCATGCCGTTGACGTCAATCTGAGCATCGCTGTAGCCGTTGGTCAGCCTGCGGCCCTTGAAGGTCTCGCTGATCAGTGCGCCATGGCCAGACAGGTAGCCGTCATACTGGCGGTAAAGGGTGAGGAGCGGGGTGCTGGCAGCTCCAGCCTCGCGGGGCTTCTCGTAGAAGTGTGTGAGTGAGCGTGTGCCCATGTCAGTTCTCCACTTGTGAGAGGGGTGACACCGTATCACCCAGAAGGGTAATACGGTGTCGATGTTGTCAGGCTGCGACCTTCGACCAGAAGGAGCCGGCCAGCGTCTCGATCTCGGCGCGATCCTCGACCGCATGGATCGAGCGGGCAGCTGCCGTCAGGCCCTGCGCCATGTCCCAGACGGTGCGGGCATAGGTGCCCTCCTCCTGCTCGATACGCTCCAGTACGCTGCGCGCCATTGGTGCGGAGACGCCGCGATTGCGGAGCCACTCGACCGCCTGCTCGTCGTTGTGGGCGACGCGCGCCGCCTTCACCTTCTCGACCTGCTGGACGAGGTGCGACGCATCCTCATTTAGGTAGGCCTCGATGGCTGGCTGCACCTCACGCGACCAGCGGTAGGGTGCGTTTTTCGAGTGCCGGATCGCTACCGCTCCGACTTCCTTCTTGCCGAAGATCATGCCGTTCAGGCAGTAGCTGCGGAAAAGGAAGCTCTCCATTTTCAGGCTGGAGTATCCCAACTCGCTGTTGGAGATGCGCAGGCCGCGGTAGAGGATGTCATCGCCGCCGTTCCAAGTCTTCCCGACCACCACCGGGCGCTCCCGATCGATCAGGAACATCTGCAGGCTCCGGTCGGTGGCCTGCAGGCCCATGTGCGCCTCGGCCGGCACCCAGCGCCCGCTGTCGAGCACCGTCGCCACCGCGCCGACGACGTCGGCATCGGATACGCGGCCGTAGGTCGGGCCCGTCACCGCCCGCAGGTTGGAGCGGTCGCCGTAGGTCATCACCTTCTCGACGTCGCGGTTGAAGCGCATCGAGTAGTTGAGGGCGTCCGCCACCAGCGGTGCCGGCAGGGTGCGCAGGTATCCAGCCGGAGACTTGGCAAGGCTCACCGCCTGCCCGAAGGCCCAGTGGCTCATGCCGACGACGCGATCGCCGACCTTGACCAGCAGCGCATTCATGTCATCCTTCGTGCGGATGTCGCGGGGGTCCATCGCCTTAAACTCGATCTGGCGATTGTCGATGACCTCCGAGTATGCCGACTGGCTGCGGGCATCGAGGGCCTTGCGCAGCTCAATCATGCTGGCGTAGCGCTCGCCCTCCCGGCGCTGGAGCCAGCCCAGCTGGTCGCGGCGCAGTTCATCGTGGGATATGGCATTGGCAGAGATGAAGGCGTTCATGTCAGTTCTCCGTGGTTGGGTTTAGATGGATCATGAGCGATCCGTGGAGGGGCGTGTATTGGAAATGGTTTGATTTCCAGCACACGCCCATCGGCGCATGGCTCATGAGAGGATGGAGCCCTCTTCGAGGTTGCCCTCGATCAGGGCGACGTCGGGAGCGGCCATCGTGTTGAAGATGCTGTTCTCCTCGTCCAGTGTGATGCGGCTGCCGGGCAGCCACACCTTGATTTCGTGCTTCCCGTGAGTATCAGCTCGGCCCATCTTGTAAATTTTGAGCTTCTCGATCAGCTGGTCGACGGTCATGTCAGTCTCCGTTGGCTTGGGTGCAAAGGCCGCTGTCGATCATGATCTGGCAGGTGCTGCCCACTCTACCTTGCAGTGTCCATGCCATTCCGTTGTCGATCAGGAGCTGGCAGGCTTCGATGATATTCTCCTCGCTCGGTTCGTATCTGGTCAGCTCCCAAAATCCGTTGAGGATCATTGCGGCCTCGAAGCTGGTCATCGCACCTCTGCCGATAGATTCTGGATATTTCATGGTGTCTCTCCTTTGGTTGGCATTCCATGGAGGGGGCGGGATTGCTCGCGCCCCATCGGTGGAGTGTCAGTGGAGAGGGGTTAACGATGTCAAAGAACCCGGTCGCATCGCCCTGCGGGCCGTCCCGGCATCGCTGCCGGTCCACCAGCTATAGTGGACGCCGTGTCCACATGCAAGTTAATTTTCTGGAATTTTATGTGTTGGTCGGAAAGTCGAGGACGGAAAATCCGGAATTACCGGCTAGGCAAAAAAATACCCAGGCCAGTTGCCCAGCCGGGGTGCGTGAGACAGGTGCGTCCACCCATCCGTGTTCAATGCTTGGTGTTGTCGCCGCTCCCTACCGTCCGCATCTCCGTCACCGCCGCGTTCATGTTATCCACCACCTGCGCGGCGGCGTAGGTTATGATGAACTTGAACAGCAGATCGTCGCCGATGTTGTGGCTCATCACCACCTTGATCGGCGGATCGTCATCCTTGGTCGGGTCGCCCGGCTTGGCGAAGATCGCAATGAGGCGGTACTGGCCGCTCTCATACGCCACCTCGATCATCTGGCTCATGAGCACGTTGAACTCCGCGTGGTTGATCGGGTTCAGCTCGTCAGACATTGGTTGCCTCCTCAGGCTGGTAGGTTACGATGGAAATGCTGTAGGCGGTGAGCGGGCGATCTGGCTGCCCGTCGGCGCGGGTGCCGATGGCGGTGCACCAGCATTCCATCAGCTCCGCCATGTTGTCGAAGCGGCGCGCCTGATCCTTGCTCTCCGTGAAGCAGATCATCGGCAGTCCCTTCTCAAGGTTTTCCGGCCGGAACCATTCGAGGTAGATGCCCTCATCATCCGGGCTTGGCGACAGCATCTTGCCGATGCCCTCGATCTTCATGGCGAATTTCATGTGCATATCTCCGTTGCTTCGCTTTTCTTGTGGTGGCAAATCACTTACCGTCACGGTCATAATACAGGACAGTTTGTCCACATGCAACGGAAGCTGCAGCACATTGATCTGGTAAAAGAGCTGGAGCGCATGCAGACGCATCGGTCGCCGTTTGTCGATCTCAATGCCGTTCGGCTGATGCTGCGAGCTGCGGCGGTCATCCGCGAGCTGGGCGGCCAGAATGAGGCTCGGATGGATGGAGAGGTCTGACGCCGAGTTTCTGGAATTGTGTGCCGACTGGGCGGAGCTGCGCCGTCTGGAGGTGCTCTGCTCTCGAACGCAGATGGGGACGTGGCAGGCGACGGTGATGATCCGGGACAGCTCCGGCATCTTCTTCACAGCCCCGGTTCTGGCGGCGCATGACAGGCGCAAGGGCGACACCGTCGAGGACCGGAGGGGCAGGGTCTACGGCAGCCTCTCCAGGGCTGTGGCGGCAGCGCGCTCGCGGCGCGTCGAGATGATTACGGGCTGCAAGCCGGCGGCGGCGAAGCAGCGATAATGGAGAGCAGGATGAAGATGAAGACCAACAGAAGGCGATTTCTCGGCTTCATGGCGGCTGCGCCGGTCGCGGCTCCGGCCATAGCCAAGGCGACAGTCGAGCAGGATGCGTTCCAGTTCTCCGGCCTGAAGGCTGGCCGCCACGCTGGATTTCTGAGTGCGGGGAGCCCCTCTCCTGACTTTGGGATCATGAACGGGATTGATCCTCTCACCGAGGCGGCGAAGTACATCGGCAAGCACGGCATCCCCGACTTCAAGCTGCAGGAGATACGCGAGGAGGCTCTCCGTGTAATCGTCATTGATCCGCAGATCATCGCCCTTCGCTCTGTCTCCTTTGGCCACAAGGTGAACATGCAGCAGCGGCTGAATTACGAGCATCAGGTCAGGCGGCTGACGCATTGGCTCAGCTCGGCAGGGCAGGCTCGCCGCACGGCGCGCGAGGCATTCTACAAGCTGACGGGTTGGCACCTGTAAACGGAGGCAGACATGACACAGAACGAGATGATCCTCGAACACCTCAGGGGCGGCAAGAGCATCACCCCGCTCGAAGCACTCGACAAGTTCGGCTCCTTCCGCCTCGGCGCTCGCATCTACGATCTGCGCCAGAGCGGGCACGTCATCTCCACCACCTACATCGACGCCGGCGAGCGGCGCAGGGTCGCCCGCTACACGCTGCTGCGGGAGGCGCACAAATGAACGATACCGAGGCCAAGAACGTGGCAGAGTATCGCGACCTCGCCGGCGCGTTCAAGTGCTCCATCCTCAACCTGCTGAAGAGGGATGATCTCATCACCATGAAGCACTCCGACATCCAGACCGGAGATAGTGCTGGCGGTGCAGGGGGAGCTGAGGGATAATCCTCGCCATTCGACAACCTCCATCCCATTGATCGGACTGTCATGGCGAATAAAATAGACAACCTCACGAACAAGGGCAGGGGACGCCCAGCCGGAGCTGAGAACAAGACCTCCTCGATCCTCAAGCGGGCGATGCTCCTCGCCTCAGAGCACGCAGGCCACAAGGTGGCAATGAAGCGGGAGCTGGAGCGCATCGACAAGCTGAGCCAGCGGATGCGCGATGAGGGCTACCAGCCGACCGAGAAGGAGCTGGAGGTCAGGCCGGAGCTGATCGAGAACAGCGGCCTGATCACCTATCTGGTCGACGTCGCCGTCCACAGCCCCTCATCCTTCGCCAACCTCCTGAGTAAGGTGATCACCGTGCAGCAGCAGGACGAGGAGCGCGGCGTAGCCCCCGGTGGCGGCATCCGCGAGATCACCATCGAGATCGGCTACATCCCGCCGCAGTACGAGGCCGTAGAATATGTTGGATGAGCTCGCGCCTGACGCGGAGCCCCTTCCGGAGGATGGTGCGCGCGTCGGCCTGCTTTTCGGCATCCGCCGGGCCTTCGCTCCCCTGCATCAGGAGCCGTGGCGCTGGGCGGTATGCGTGGCGCACCGTCGTGCCGGCAAGACGGTGGCTGCGGTGCAGCTGCTGGTGAAGCGCCTCATCGCAGCACCCTCACGGCCGACAGCCCCTCCCCGCTTCGCCTACGTCGCCCCGACCTACGCCATGGCGCGAGACATCGCATGGCCCTATCTGGTGGCCTACGTGCGCGATATTCCCGGCGTGGACATCCGTGTGTCGGAGCTCTCCGTAACGCTCCCACACAACTCTGGGCGCATCCGTCTATACGGATCGGAGAACTACGATAACCTGCGCGGCGGCTACAATGACGGCATGGTCGTGGACGAGACGGGTGATCAGCCGCCCAAGGCGTGGCCTGAGGTGCTGCGCCCGACGCTGAGCGACTATCAGGGCTGGGCGCTGTTCATCGGCACCCCGAAGGGCAACAACGCCTTCAAGGAGATGGCGGAGGCGGCGCGCAAGAACGAGACCGGCAACTGGCTCTACCTGACGCTGCCCGCATCGAAGACCGGCATCCTGCCGCCGGAGGAGCTGGCAGCTGCGCGCACGCAGATGAGCAAGAGCCAGTACGAGCAGGAATACGAATGCTCCTTCTCCGCGGGCGTGTTCGGGGCCTATTACGCCAACCTCATAGAGCATGCGGAGCGCGAGAAGCGCATTACCTCCGTGCCATACGATCCGGCGTCGGATGTCTACGCGGCGATGGACTTGGGCATTGGCGACAGCACCTGCATCTGGGTTTACCAACAGGTCGGCAAGGAACTGCACTTCCTCACCTACATGGAGGAGAGCGGGCGTGAGCTCGGCTACTACGTCGACTGGCTCAAGGCGCTGCCGTACCGGGTCAATCTGGTGATCCTGCCGCACGACGCCGAGGCCAAGGAGCTGCAGACCGGCAACAGTCGCGTCGAGTTCCTGCGCTCTCGCGGCGTCACCAATCAGCTGGTGCTGCCCAAGCACAAGATCGAGGACGGCATCGAGGCGGTCAGGCGTCGCTTCCCGGCCATGTGGTTCGACCACAAAACAGTGCTGGGATTGAAGGCGCTTCGCAACTATCGTGCGGACTATGACGAGAGGCGGAAGGTCTTTCTGCCGCGCCCGCGCCACGACTGGTCATCGCACGCCGCCGACGCCATGCGCTACGCGGTGATGGGCATTCAGGGTGCCAAGGTGGAGGAAGACCGCTGGGATGACTACGAAACCGATTGGGTGCTCTGATGGCAAAGCGTGACAGCAAGAAGCTCGGCGACGAGGAAATCAGGGCGCTGCTGTGGGAGCAGGTCGACCGCATCAGGCAGGACAACGCCAGCAAGGCTGCGACACGGGCGCTGATCCTCGAATACTATCAGGGCATGCTCAACGACCTCCCGGCCCCGCCCAATCGCAGCGGCGTCACCTCCAATGACATCCGCGACATCGTCGGATGGATGCTGCCCGGCATCATGCGCACCTTCACCAGCTCCGGCCGCGTCGTCGACTACATTCCGAGCGAAAACTCCGACGAGGGCACGGCCGAACAGGCCAGCGACTGGATGACCAATGCCTTCATGAGCCGCAACGAAGGCTATCGCATCATCTACGAGAGCGCCCACGACAGCCTCCTCCACGGCCAAGGCATCATCAAGTGCTGGTGGGATGAGGATGAGAGCACCGTCGACAGCGTGCATGAGGGCCTGACGGTGTCGCAGACGGCGCTGCTGCTGCGCAGGGCGAAGGACGCCGAGGTGCTGGAGGCGACCCAGTACGAGGGCGAGGGCATCGACGAGGAAACCGGCCAGCCCGGCATCGTGCCGCTGGTCGACATCAGGCTGCGCCGGCGCAAGAACAAGGGCAGGATACGCTTCGACGTCATCGCACCGGAGGACTTCGGCATCTCCGGAGAGGCGACCGATGTCCCGGAGGCGCGCCTGTGCTATCACCGCAGCTGGAAGACTCGCTCGGAGCTGCAGGAGCTCGGCTACAAGCTCGACAAGCTCTCCGGCCTTGGCACCACCCGCCTGCAGGATGATCCGGAGGCGCTGGCGCGCGAAGGGGACAGTCCGGGAGCCTACCTCGACGACGCCCCGCAGGATGCGTCGACGCTGGTCGAGGTGTATGAGTGCTACGCCAAACTCGATGTCGACGGCGATGGCATTCTGGAGCAGATTTACGCCGTGCTGGCGGGCTCGGATCGATCGGGCCAGCTGCTGTACTGGGAGGAGTGGGAGGAGGAGCAGGCACCGTTCTTCCCGATCCCGTGCGAGCCGCTGCCGCACCGCTTCGACGGCCTCTCTCTCGCCGAGCAGATCATCGACATGATGAGGTTGAAGACGCAGCTGATGCGTCAGGCGGTCGACAATTCCTACTCGCACAACAATCCGCAGCCGGTCATCGAGGAGGGCTCGATCGTCAACCGCGACAGCCTCCTCGCTCCGAAGTTCGGCCAGCCGATCGTGGTGCGCCGTGGCACCGCGCGCGACATCACGTGGAAGGAGACGCCCTCCATCCTCCCGGACATCCTCGCCATGATCGAGTACTGCGATCAGGTGATCGAGCGCCGCACCGGCGTCAGCCGCATGATGATGGCCCTCGACCCGGAGGTGCTGCAGAACCAGAGCGCCACAGCCAACCAGAACGCGCGCGACGCCTCCTACTCGAAGACCGAGCTGGTGGCGCGCAACATGGCCGAGTACGGTTTCAAGTTGCTGTTCCGCTACGCCCTCAAGCTGGCGCACAAATACGTGAAGGGCCCGGAATACCTGCGCCTGCGCGACGAGTACGTGCCGGTCGACCCGGCTTACTGGGATGCGGACATGGATGCGACGGTCAATGTCGGCTTGGGCACCGGCTCGCGCGATCGCGACGCGATGATGCTCAGCCAGATGCTCGGCACGCAGACCAACATGGCGATGATGCTGACCCAGACCGGCATGGGGACCAAGGCAGTCGAGTTCATCCCGAAGATCAGGGACACCGCGGTGAAGATCGCCGAGGCTGCCGGCATCCGCAACGCCGACGCCTACTACCCGTCCTTCACCGACGAGGAGGTGGATGCGGCGAAGAAGATGGCAGCCCAGCCGCCGCAAGACCCGAAGCTGCAGATCGAGCAGCAGAAGCTGCAGATGGAGGTGCAGATCAAGGCTGCCGACCTGCGCATCAAGCAGCTGGAGGTCTACGAGAAGACCCGCCAGAAGGAAAGCGAGCTGATGATCGAGCGCATGAAGGCGCGCATGGAGATCGAGGCGAAGCGCCAGATCGAGGGCCAGAAGCTCGTGGCCGACATCGCCAAGGAGAAGGCGCAGATGTCCGCCGACATTGCCGTCCAGCGCGACAAGCTCCAGAACGACATCGTCCTCAAGCGCGAGGAGATGGCGATGAAGGAGCGCCTCGAACGCGAGAAGATCGCCAAGGCCGCCGAGATGAGGCGCACCATGAAGGTCAAGCGCGGCAAGGACGGCAAGGCGGAGAGCATCGAGATGGGTGGGGTTTAAACAGAAGTTTCGATGAACCCCGTTGCGTGGTACCTGAAATCACAGCTCTAAGGAGGCATCCATGGCAGGCGAATACATCAACGACAGCGTCTTCGACAGCGGCCTGTCCTATGCGGACACCAACGGCACGCGCATCGACATCCTCAGCCAAGCGGTCACCACCTACGGCGACCGCGGCACCTACACGCTGGGCAACAAGACCGGCCTCAACACCGGCGCTCCGGCGAATGCTGCCACCGGCACCGGGCGCAGGGTAACCGTCCCGGCTATCACCGACGGTTCCGTCACCGGCACCGGCACGGCAACGCACTGGGCGCTGTCGGACAACTCCTCGGTGCTGATTGCGTGCGGTCCGCTGAGCGCGTCGCAGGCGGTGACGAGCGGCAACACCTTCACGCTCGACGCTATCGACATCATCATCCGCGACGCCACGGTCACCTAACCCGCCTAGCCCGGAGGGCTGATCCGTGGCTATTCAGTACGTTGGCGGCAAGGTTGTTGTCCGCGCCGGAAACACCACCACCACGACGACGGCGCTCAACAGCGGCCTGACTGGTGGTATTGCCTCAGGTGTGTCTGCAGGCGATCTTGTCATCGCAGTGAATGTGGTGGCGAGCAATTCCGACATCTCCGCGTCGGTGAGCGGCTACACCGTCATCGGTTCCGAGCAGTACATCAACGGCACC